GTTTGGTATTTATCGCAAATAGACGCTGCCGTTGCTAGTAACTCTGCAAATATTCAAAAGATACAATCTACGTTAGAAGAACAACCCTATGACCATTTAAATGCTACGGTAGAGAGTTTAAACAGCAGGGTTGACGAAATCTCAATGACTGACCTACTTACCCTTTTTCAAATGTCAGGAGATGAGACTAAAGAAATATCAGACCGTATTTCTGAACTTGAAAAACTTAATGCTTTAATTGAGCTCAAGCTTGAGATGTTAGCGGTACAAGGTGCAGGAGGATTATAAATGGATATAAAACTAGGTAACCTAAAAGTTTCATTAGCTATTATTATTACCATTGTTGTACAAGCTGCAGGTTTAATATGGTATGTATCATCGTTAGATAGCCAAATGAAAGCAAATACTACGCAAATACAAGAACTAAAAGAAGCACATAATATTAAAATTAACGACTTAGAAACTAGGCATAATATAGCTATCGAAAAAGTAGCATCTGATTTAGAACAATATGAACAACTAGATGGTGCTATGTATTCTCAATTAGAAACGAGAGTATCAGAAACTGAACAAGTTCAACGTGTTATAGATAACGAGATGCGTACTATTATGTCAGACCATTCTGGCTTTAATGATGTTCTTAAAGAGTTGAATAAAGCTGGTCTATTACCTAGTGGCGAGAAAAGAGAATATGGAGGGTACTATTAATGAATAATTTAAAAATCCCCATAGCTGTAGTAGGCGTTATACTTGTCCAGGCATTTGCGGTAATTTGGTATATGTCTAACCTAGATGCGACTGTTAAACGACTAGACGCAACAGTATCTACATCTAACATTGAACGTTTTGGAATTATGGAAGCAGAAATTGAACATCTAAAAGAACGCCTAACATCGGAAGGAACGGCAGAGATGGCAAAAGATGTTGGGGAATTAGATATACGAGTTAGTGAAATTGAAGCACTGTTATTGGAATGGTCAGACCAAAATGTATTCCACATACATGATGAGGACTTTGACAAGAAAATTGAACAGAAAGTAACTACCCTTAGACAGCGTATTAAGAAACTAGAAGATAACCAAGCCACAATTTTTGAAGAAGCCCGTGGCATTAAATCGAAGGTGAAATAATATGGGTAAAAATGGTAACGGAATAAATCTGTCAGAATCTGGGAAAGTAAACTTAGATATTAAATCCTTGGTGGGAATTGTTGCGATGTTATTGTCCATAGCTTCTGTCTATTTCACATTACAAGGAAAGATAACACAGTTGGAATTAGATGTAGTAAGGATGCAAGATACTTCATCTATGAACACTGAGTTCCGTATTAAGTGGCCTAGGGGTGAACTAGGAGCTTTGCCAGATGACGCAGTGCAAGATATTAATATAGAATATCTTCAAGGCGAAATAGAAGACTTAGAAGATGTTATCGAAGAGTTGGAAGACGAGTTGGAAAGTCATTTAAATGACAGGAGTGCAGGACATTGAAATGTTTAAAAAACTTACACTACGTGATTGGCTGATAGTAGGCGTAATATTCTTTAGTTTATTATCCTTACTATCATGCCGTCACCTACCCTATATAGGGGAAGAACAGAATAGTTTAGAGGAAGTAGAAACTGTAGAGGAAACAGTGACTGCTCCTACTAACACATTGGAAGCCGTTTTAAAAAGGGGGGCTTTAAAGTGTGGGGTTAATGAAAACCTCAAGGGGTTTGGAATAAAGCTCTCTACGGGCAACTACGAGGGCTTCGATATTGATTTTTGCAAGGCTGTAGCTACGGCTATACTAGGAACGCCAACAGTTGAGTACATTCCGTTAAATGCAGCAGAACGTTTTACAGCACTGTCAGACGGAACGATAGACGTACTTATTCGGAATACAACATGGACAGCTACAAGAGATATGAAACTAGGGAATAGTTTCGTAACAACTACCTTTTATGACGGACAAGGAATACTTGTTTATTCAGATACAATGTATACAGGCTTAGACCTTTTAGTTATGCAGACATTAACTCAGGGAACTGACACACTTATGGAGTTATCAGGAAGCACAATCTGTGTCGTAGCAGGCACAACAACAGAGAGGAATATAGTTGAAACATTTAACAATGCAGGTGTCCCGTT